GAGTATATCCCTGCTGGTATGCTGCATTATCCATTGGCCTGCCATTCTGGTCAGCCTGTTGTGTATTGAAGGCTTGGTTGTTAATTGGTCCGCCTCCCATCGCACCAAAGTTAGGCGCGGCTTGTTGCATGGGCTGTTGACCCATTGGCATTATTCCAGTAGTCATATTTCCCATCTGTTGCTGGTCTACTATCTGTTCTGTGATATCCTTTCTAATTCCTAGTCCTGTATCCTCTAGCAAATCTCTTAGCTCTCCTATATCTGGTAGAGCACCTGCTGATATTGCGACCTCTAATAATTTGATCTTCTGCTCTATTGGTACGTCTGTTTTCTCCTGTGCACCAAAGTTTAGTTCAAGTTCTGCATCCTGCCAAGGAATGCCAACTAATCCCATAGCATAGTCTGGTGAACTTGCTGGATTGCCCATATACCAAGGACGGAATAGTTTCTCTATTAATTGAATTAGAACAGCATGTGGAAATGATGATAACCCAATATTATCTAGCATTGCTGCTGTCTTTGCATTGGCATACTGGTGTGATGCTTCTGAACCTTGTTTTCCTCTAAAGTCATTAAGTGCTTTCATTATACTGCCCATCGTAATGTCCATGTATCGTGTAGGGTCAAATGATCTGGCTGATGTTCCCAGTTCTGTAATCTCTAGTTTGGAGCCAGTGATGATATCTTGATTTGGCTTTAGTGTTGCGATATCACCTTGTAGTTGGGCACGCTCGTCTGCATCTGCATCCATTGCCTGATATACGTTCCTTGCCAGATACCTATATTCAGACTGTTGCATGGTGTGCTGGGTAGACATCTTTCTGTCCAGTGGACTTGGTAGCTGTTGCTCTTCTAGTCCTGATGTGGTAATTTGTTCAAACATTCTTGGTGATAATAAACTGGTTAGTAATCCGACACCAAATGGACTGGCATCTATTCTGTTCCATGAGAAATGAATTATATCATTTGGGTTGTGGTATCCCTGCCATTCGCTTCCCCTAAACTCATACTTGTATGGTCTTCTTCTTCTATCCCACCAAATCCTAACCATTGATGATATTGGAAGGTGTAGTAAATCCTCATGTGATTGTATTTTGGATATGGGAACCAACGGCATCCAGAATGAATTGCCAAATGCTAACAACTCCTTGACTAGTTCTGTATCCATTATATCAAATTGAACGGCTTCTGAGAAATCCTGCATGTGTGATACCAGAACATCGTTTAGTCCCTTCCAGTAATGTGCCGCACCTGTCACCATTGATGATAAATGGTTTATAGCTAGTGATACATCCTCATCTTCTGTTAATGCCTTTACCTGTGCCCTAAATGGAATGGTTGGGATTTTACTGGTTATACTAGTATATCCTTCTCTGGAATATGCACCAACTGTGTTAATCTCTGGTCCCCAGACTGGCATGGAGAATCCAGGAGCTAGCATTTGTATTTCTGCTTTTGCTCCCATTACATTGAGTGATCTTGGGGCTTGTGCATTTGGTGATGAAACATAATTTTGAGATGGCTGAGGGTTTTGGGCATTAGGGCTAGAAAGGAGGTTAAATCCATTCGCTAGTCTGCTCAGCCAACCCATGATTCTTTGTTTAACTCATAAATAAAAAGTGTTTAGTTACCAGTTATGGTATTAGTATGCTTTGCAATATTACTTGCTTTTCTCCCAATACTCTGTGCTATGGAATTTAGAGTTTCAAGGGTTGGACTTTCACCAGATGCAGATTCAGTCTTTGGATTGTCTGATGGTGTATTTGTGGCAAGATAATTTAATTTGCTTTCCGTATTGTCCAAAATAGAGTCTGATTCTCTTAGACTTGCGAGAATATCTTTGAGGCTGGATTGTTTAGCTTGTACGTCTTGACTCATTTGTTATTTGGCGATTAAATTAATATAAAAAGATTTCTATAATATAAAAAGTGTTATTGGGTGGGGAGTCACTGCATCTGGTTATAGGTAAGATGAGATAAACCCAATAACAAATACAGTAGTTATCGTCTTTTATTTAAATTTGCATATACCTCAATCATTGAGGATATGGCTGAGGGTGCGTCCATATATGTGCCACCTGTTCCATGATGTCTTTTGTCCTTATAATATTCAGGATGCTGTTCATTGCCACATTTGAAGCATAATTGCCATTTTACCCAATTTTCAGCAATGGGAGTTCTGCTGACCTTTCTACACCCTAGACATCGTGCCATCTATCTAGTAGTATGGTATGGAACTAATTCTTTATATACCGAGTTGCGAGTTTTTTTTGAGTACGTCTGCGTATTGCACACATCTTATAATGTTTGAGCCATCCTGAGCCATCTATATAATCAATCTTGCATATTGGGCAAGGCCTCTTTATTATTTGACCCCTCTCATCCAGTTGGCTGATGTGAACCATGTCTAAACTGTCTTGACAAATCATTAAAACCTTTTACCAATATTTGATGTTCCTTTAGAACTTGCTTGAACACCCTGTCTTGGAGTTCTGATTGGATGGTTAGATTGTGTACCTCATGTGCTAGGGATTCCTGAGTTATGATTAGTTCTTTTAGCATTGAGTCAAGAGTCAATAAAATCTATTCCCCCTGCATGAATCAAATACTTTAACGCCGATCATTTTATACCACAGAACTGCAAACCCATTTAGCGTTATTGGTAGACCACGAACTTCGCAACTTCGTTCAAAATCATGCATACATCTTTTATTTTTTTTCATCTTGCCACCTTGAATATGGTATATGCCTTGTCGTCATAGTTCTTATCTGCTACCATACAATATACTATACTCATTACACTGTCTGGAGGATGGTTGTATTCTTTTTTAGGCTTTTGTCGTGGATCTTCTACTCTTACCTCTTGAACATCTTCCAAGTCTTTTCTAGTTATACTACAAAAGTCATCCATTAGGAAATCAGTCTGATAGTCTAGCTTGTGTGGTATCATTAACTGCGTTCTCTTCATTTTCTCTTCGTTTGGGTGAATGGGATGTGCAATAAAAGTTCCGATGAGGTCGACAAAATTCTGTATAGATGTAGTCTTATCGATCTGTAGTCTTCCGAGTTGCTCCCCGTGCTCGTCAACTTCGATTGAGAACTTTTGTTGTGGTTTTGTTTCATCACCCATCGTTCTACAACCAGTAAACTTGCGTTTACCGAGGCCAGCAAACTTGATATCTTTAGAGTCTCGTCCACCATCTTGGATTAGTTTGACTTGAATCTGTCCGTATCCAAGGTCTCCAACACCATAGTCAATCCCGAAAGATCTCCCGAGTTCTGCAATATACCTTGCTTGATCGAGCTGGTGTTCTTGTGGTCTGGGGTCAATCCATGCGAGTTGGTATCTATTTGATTTTCTCCAATGTATGATAATAGAGATAACAGTCTTGCTTGCAGCAGGTCCGCTGCCAAAATCAACGCCCATGAGGATTCGTACTTCATTCCCGTAGCTGTTCTTGATGTCAATTACCTCTTCTGGCTTTAGTAATGTTAAATAGTTGTTGTAACAGGCCTCTACCATCTCAGGCGTTATGGGTCTACGCTCAGCTTTATAGAATGTGCCCATGCAGTGTGATTCGTATGTTGAATGAGGAGAGTGTCTTTGTTGGTACTCAATGGAAAACTCTGGATTAATATTGTATTTGATTTGAGCGTCCTCGATCGTAACTGGAATGTTTGCGTAAATCGATTGAGGTAGGTGATATCCTCGAAACTGGGTGTTCTCAGGCTTTTGAGCCACCCATCGCCCTGCCAAAATCTCAGTAAGGTTCTCATTAGTGATATGGCCTGTACCATCAAACTCTAGCTTGTCCCTCCAATACTTATCCTTGTATATCCATTCTCTTTGGTCCGTTCTACGCCATAGCTTATAGTAATCTGACCCTGCCTCTCCACCAATGCCAAGGGTGTACATTCTTCCATGAGTCTGAAATAAGGCATACATGGCTTTAGTTACAAATTGTATATCCTGGTATTGTGCCTCATCTAGCATCAATAACTGTAGGGACTTGCCCTCTACCTTCTTGTATTCACCCTCGTCTGTTACCAGGTATATAGTCGAGTCGTTGTTGAGAGCAATTTCTCCGACATTTGCACGCTGTCCGTGAGGTAGGAATTGTTTGAGGACAGGGTTCTGAAGGAATGTTTCAATTCGCATACGCTGTTTTGAGAAAGCAGACAGGTGGGCTTCACTATCTGTAACATAGCAAACTTCGCTTCTTGGATTTGCTGTTGCGGCATTGGCTATCTTATCTGTACAGAATGTAGTCTTAAAGGTTTGACGGCCAGCCACTACCATGATATTGGGGTTGTTATCCTCGTATAGTTCTTCAAAGAACGGGAACATATCCCAATTACGTGATATCTTACCTACACTTGGTCTTGCCTTGTCTATCCAGTCTAGTGTGTTAAGTGGTAGAGTGGGTAATCCAAAGCCTTCGCCTAGTTCTAGTTTGGCTATCCTGGGTTCTAGGCTCATTGAGCAGGCATGGGCTTTGACATCATTGCAGCCTTCTCCAATATTTTGATGCGTTTCTCCCAGTCAGCGTTCTTTGCCAGATTGCTCTTCTTTTCTGCTACATATGCAACCGCTTTTGCAAAATCCATGAGTGTATCCAAATCCATATTATCATCCATCTTCTTCTCTCGCTTGTCTAACCGTGTCATAATTCTCTTTAGTAACTTCCCTTCTTTGCTTGAATCAGACCATTTTCCGCCCATTTTAGTACCTTTTTTACTCCTAACTACGAGGGGAGGGTTATTGATTTTATGTGTTATTGTTCAATGCTTACCGTTGTGTGATAATGTCAAGGCCAGAGACTGCTCCATGTAACATGATTACAACATTTCTCAGGTTCTTTGACTATATCCTGACCACAAACTACACAATAACGTTTAGTCATAACCCTCACCACAAACCCAACATTTACCTTGCATCCACATTCTTCCGTTATGTTCCTTGTCTTTACACTTCTGTGTAAGTGTCAAATATACAACGTACCCCCAACTTCTATAGTACATCCTTCAGGATGTCTTTCAATATGTCGATTAATCACATAAACATCATTCTCTAATAACTGACCACAAGTTTGACACTTTGTCTTATTTGTCAAGATGACAATCACACCAACAATCCTCAAATGACTCGCAGTTTCCCCACTTACATATTTTACATAATGCTTTAAGTGTCAATAGGATTCTAACCTCTCAATAATCAAATCCCACTCATCAGAAGTTAGAGGGACTTTTACATATGGCTCTCCTTTTTCTAATTTTTGATATTCTTTAATCAAATCTATCATTTTATTAATGAAATAGGATTGAGTTTTACATTTAGCCAAAGTGATTTAACTCCCCATCAGTGTATCGTTTGATAGAATTACAATTTGCACAAAGTACCTGTAGTTTTTTCTTCGCAGAATCTGGATGATTTACATAGAACACATACATTATCATTGGATTATAACCGTGTTGAGATTTGTATTCTTTACAACCGCCACCGTGTATATGATCAATATGTAATGCTCTTGTATCTGTAAATCCACAATACTTGCATTTCCTACCTCCAAGGATATCCATTAACAAAAGTCTATATCGGAGTCGTTTTTCATAGCCTTTCTTGACATATTCGGGATGGCCTGCTCTATAGGTTCTCATATACCTAGCAAGATAAGTTTGGGAATATTCCCTAGCCATTAGTGTCTCGACTCCAATGATACTCCTAACGCTAAAAGCCGTTCTATTATCTTGTTCTCCTTATACCCGTCAGTCTGGACTTTATTAATTCGATATACCATAACGCCTGCACGGGAGTAAAAGTCATCCTTATTCATGTCTTT